GCAGGTCGGCCCCGCGCAGGTCGGCGTCGCGCAGGTCGGCGCCGTATGGCACGCTCGGTCGCTCGCCGTTTGCGCGTGCAGTACGCAACTGCTCCACGAGTTCGTTGTTAGGCATGAGTGTTTCCGTTCCGGGCGATAGCGGCCCAAAAATCAGTGGTCATCGACCTGTACAGGTCGGGTTCGTGGTAGTAGAGGCGGGCGAGACCGTCGCCGCTGATAGGGCCGAGGTCAGGCCAGTTGCCGTCCAGGCTGATCACGTCAAGCACTCGCATCAGCTGGCTCCACCTCATCGAGGAGGTCAGCCACCTGCTGACCGAGGCGCCGCGCTTTCGACTCCACCGTGACCAGTTGCAGCGAACCCGACTCGAGCGGGATGGTGATGCCCACGGCTTCTCCGGTTTTCGCGTCGCACCACAGGTCGAGGTTCTGCGCAAACCTGGTGGCGTCATCGACCGTCATGTCGGAACGAACCACTCCGGACTTGCCGAGGTCAGCAACCACGAGCACCGGCGTCGCCGCGTCACGGCCACGCTTCGCGTAAAGCCTCATGCCACGGCCTCTGTGATCTTGAGCGTGCCGTTCTGCTCGACATAGCGGACAATGCGCTCGAACGCATACGCCTTACCGCGGGGCGTGAGCTTTCCGGTCGCGTAGTTGTGTCCGTTCTGCGACGTACCCTTTTCGGTCTCAGCGAGGCCGCGGCGAATCGCATCAACCGTCGCGTTCCCAGCATCCGCACGCTCGCCCCGAACGAACAAGCCGAGCTTGCGCGCGAGAAACACGAACACGTCGGCCTGCTTGATCACGTGACCAGCGGCGTGGCCCCACGAGATGACCTCGCGTGCGAAGTCCTGCCGTGATGTGAGATTGGCTCCTGCCTGATAGGTGAGCGCCTGCTGCACGAGCGGCCGCTGCTCCTCGAGCTGCTCATGCGCCGCGACGAGCTGCTCCGCCGTCGCAGTGAACTGCCGCGCCATTTCAAGCACGCCCTGCGGCGTAGAGAGGTCGGGCGCGGACTGCACTTCAGCGCGTCGGGTCTGCACCGCGAAGTACGCCTGCGCCGCGGCGATCTCTTCCTTGCGGGGGTCGCCGTTCATCGCGACCAGATATGCGGCGAACCTAGTGAGGTAGTAGTCACGCTGCGGACGGCCGAGGCCCTTTTTCGTGACGCCGCGAAAAAGGTCATCGACGTGGTGCCCGAGGTTCGCGGCAGATGAAGCGGCGCGGTCAATTACCGACTCGAAGTTTTCCCAGCGGTCGTAACCGAGCGCGGCCATGAGGTCACGTGCTGACCAGCGTTCGTTGCCTTCGTCATCTATGGCGCGCATCTCGTCAAAAGACGGCGCGAGCGATAAAATCGTCATCTGAGACTTCCTTTCAATGTCTCGTGGCCCCGGCGCATTCGTACTGCTGCCGGGGCCGTTTCTTTTGGTCTGTGTCCGACTCTCCGGGACATACCGGGGCCGGGATTATGTGTGCTCGCGCCGTCATCGGGGCTCTCCGCTACCTGCCACCCAGTGGGTGTGCTTACGTCCACGGCGCCATGCTCTGAGAGGGCGTCGCGTCTTCGTCTGGTGCGAGCTATATAGATCGGGGCGCGCTAGAGGCGCCGGGCTACCTCACCACCGAGCGGGGCGAGGAAGAATGTGTGTGCCGCTTAGGCGGCGTGCTTCTTTCCTGCTGCGATGAACTCCTGGACGTCAACGTCGAGTGCATCTGCGAGGGCGTAGAGCTCGTCTACGGAGAATGGGACTTTGCCAGAGAGTCTGCGGTAGATGCCCATTCGGGAGACGTGCAGCACGTCTCCGAGTTGGTCTTGGGTGAATCGCTTGCGGGCTGCTGCGGCCCTGATCTCGGCAGCGATTCCGTCTGCGTGTTTCGTCATGTGCACCACTATGCACCGTCCCGCGATACATCGCAAGACGAAAAATGACATCGGTGTGATTCACCGTGGCGCGGATACCTTTATATGCACCTAGACAAAATGTAACGCGATGAGATACATTGGGTTTATGGAGACCGCAGCATTCACCCCCGAAGACACCACCCGCACCCACATCGCGGGCAACGTCGCAGCTGAACTGGCACGCCACCGCTACAGCAAGCGCGCCGCCGCGCTCGCGCTCGGCATGACTCCCCTGTACCTCTACCGACGCCTCAACTCAGAGGTCGAGTTCGGAGGCAGCGACCTCGCCGCCATTGCCGACCTGCTCGGCATCAGCCCCGGCGTGTTCTTCGGGGAAACGAAAAACGCCCCCACCCCGACGGGTGAGGGCTCGAAGCTCCCCGAGTTGGACTCGAACCAACAACCTGCCGGTAACCAGTATCCCGAAATCGCCGAGGTCATCGAGCTCCCCGTACGCTCGGCGCCCACGTGGCACGGCGAAGCCGTCATTACGGAACTGTTCGCATGAGCAACGTTGTTTCACTCGCGTCACACAGACTGCGAGACATGTACAACGACGCCCAACTCATCGACCAGTGGATCATCTCGCTCAAAGCGCGCAAGCTCGCCGCCCGCACTGTGAAGATTCGCCGCTACTACATCGAACGCCTCGCTCGCAGCGTGCCGCTCATGGCCGCGACCCTCGATGACCTGCAACGCATCCTCGCCGAGCACGACGAGTACAAGCCCGAGACAGTGAAGTCGATCCGCTCAACCTGGCGCGGCTTCTACCAATGGGCCGTCCTCACCGGCCGCCTCGCAACCGACCCCACAGTCGGGCTCCTACCGATCCGCATTCCCCGCACGATCCCCCACATCGCACCCGACGACGACGTCAAGCGCGCGATGGATCGCGCGTCACTCCGCGACCGTGCGATGCTGCAGCTCGCCCGCCTCGCCTGCCTGCGATTGACCGAGCTCACCACGCTGCACACCGACGACCGCCACGGCGACTCCATCATCGTCGAGGGCAAGGGCGGCAAGCAGCGCCGGGTCTACCTGCACCCTCACCTCGAGCACACCCTCAACGAGCTCGAATACCGGCAGGGTCGCGGCTGGTACTTCCCCGGAATAGGCGGCTCACACATGCACCCGATGAGCGTGAACAAGATCATCACTCGCTTGTGTGGTCACAACCCGCACAGCCTCCGTCACGCCGGCGCAACCTCGGCGTTCAGGCAGACCAAGGACATCCGCGCCGTGCAAGAGATGCTCGGCCACTCAAGCCTCGCTGTGACACAGCGCTACCTCCACGTCGACGAGGACGGCCTGCGCGCCGTCTCCGTCGCCACCAGCCTCGCCGCATAACAAAGGACCCGACCATGGACATCACGAAAGCCTTCGACACGTACAGCCTTCTCGCGTTCGAGTACCTCCTGCAGGGCGATACCGAGCGCGCCCGCGACATGGCGGCGCAGTATGCGCAGCTGCGGGACGAAACTACGACCGACACCGAGCGCGAGGCGAAGCTGCCGATCTGGGAGCTCGAGCAGCAGCGCGCGTAGACTCGCCCGCATGGATCTAGAGGAAGCTCTCGACGTGCTCGGCGCTGCTCATGCTCGGCGACCTCGATGTGATAGTGGTCTGGGACGACGATCCGGTCGCGGTCATCGGTCAGGACTGGAACGAATCCGTGCCCTCGTAACTCTCGATTGAGAGTTACCCGGAAACGCGAAAACAGGCCCCGCCGTCCACGCATGTAGCGTGAAGGCGGGGCCTGAATTTCGTCGAGGTGAAGGTTATTCTGCGGCGTGTTTGCCACTCGTGCCGAGCTTCTGCAGCGCCTCGGCTGCGCCCGTCGGCTTCCACAACGCCGAATAGGCCGCCTGACCGACGCCGAGGGTCAACAGTGCGTTGAGGATGCCAACACCGAGGTCGTACGGCTCGCCCGTGGCGAGGGCCGCACCAAGCTCGGTCAGCACACCGGTCGCCAGCGAGAGGGCGACGAGCAGGCCGCCCTTGACCGCGGGCGACGTGACACGCGACGTGACGAGGCCGACGAGGGCCGGAATCACTACGGCGATCACCAGCGAGACGAGGAGGGACGGGGGGAGGGTGAACTCGATCATGCGAAACCTCTCAGATAGTGGGGTCGTGCGGGTGGGGGTGGGGTCATTCCTGACTCGATCCAGATGAATACGGCGTCGAGTTCCTTCGTTAGCTGCTCGGCCTGCCGCTCGGCCGTGTCGGCGCGCTTCTCGGCCAGGTCGAGACGCTCCTCAAGCTTGTCGAGGCGCACGCGCATCTCCTGGTAGAGCTTCTGCCATTCCTCGGACGCGGACGCGGCCTGCTCAACGGTTGCGTTGACCTGCGCGGCATCGGCCGTGATCTCCTGCGCGCGTCCGGTGCGCTGCGCGGCCTTATAGACCAGCCAGGCCGAGATGAGAGTGACGATCGCGGTGATCGCCGCAGTAATGATCTGCTCAGGCATCCGCATCGCCCCCTCCCGGCAGCCTGATCGGGTCTGTCGTCGCCGGCGGATCGGGCGGGTCAGCAACTCCGGCGGCGGCGTACGCGAGTGCCGTGTACGCGCTGTACGAAATCGCGGAGATCCAGCCCGTCGGGTTCCCGCCGATCGCCCACGACAGGAGGAACACGAACGCGAGCGCCGAATACGGTGCCATGACCGCGCCGTACGCGAGCCGTTCGAGCCGATCCGCACCCCGCAGATGTGCCACCCCGGCAGCGACCGCGATACACGCAAACGCGCCCGAGATTACCATGAGCGCGCCGAGGTGATGAGGTTCCAGCCATACGATCCACTCGAACGCACGGTCACGTGAACCCACAGTCCGCGTGGACGGGAACAGATAGGACGCGCCGAGGAACAGCTGCGCGACACCGATAATGCCGAGCAACTGCCGCCGCGTCGTAGCAAACCTGCGCATCCTCATCCCCTTAGCTGCTGAGTCGCTTCACGAACCCGGCCCACGAGTTCGCGCCGAGCACACCGTCGATGGGGCCGGTGTAGCCGCCGCCCTGCGCGTAACGCTGCATGGCCTTGTACGTGTTCACGCCAGGCTTGCCGTCAATCGGGCCTGCGTAGCCTGCGCGGTCGCGCACGGTGCGCTGCACGCCCTTCCACGTGTTCACGCCGGGAACACCATCAGCAGGGCCGCTGTAACGTCCGAGCCGCTTCAACCACTCCTGGATCGTCTTCCACTGCGCGGCCGTCGCCGTTGTAGACGATGCGGCGGTCGATGCCGGCTTCGATGTGCTCGGAGCAGTCGTGGCGCCCGTCGCCTTGCCAGTCTGGTACTTGCGTGCGAGCGTGAGCAGCTCGGCCTTGCGGCGCTGGAGGTCGCCAGGGCACGCGGTCGGGTACGAAGCCCTGAAACGTGTCCAGAGCTCCTGGTGAGTGAGCACGGTGTCGTCGTTAATCGGGAACTCGTAGCGAGTCGCTACGTCGGCAATAAGCCACGCGAGGTTGTCGAACGTCTCGTCGCTGACCGTCCAGTTCTTGGTCGAGTTGTTGATTGTTTCAACCGTGATCGAGCGCTTGTCGAACGCCGCGCCCTTTCCGCCGTCGTACTTCGAGCCCGACGTCCACGCACGTCGATCCTCGTCAACGACGAGAGTTATCGTGTCGCCGACGACATAGTTTGCGGACACCGTGCGCGTCCCCCGCACCATCATGTTGACAACGTCCTCCTGAGAGGTGCCCGCCGCGTGGTGGACGAGGAACCGATCGATCTTCGCACCGTCGCGCGAACTCGACTGACTGCTGAGACTGATCTGGTTCGTGAGCTTGGAATGAGTCATGTCTGCCTCCCTAGGCATGGAAAAAGCCGCCCACTAGGGACGGCGTGAGATGAACGGCGGGCTACACGACCGCCCACAGTGCGGGGACGGCTGCGGGTGTCCACCCGGCCTGGCTTGTGTGTCCGGTGATGCAGCGGTACGTCGCGCCGTTGAATGTCACGAGGTCACCGGAGAGGTACGTCACTGAGCTTCCGTTCCACTCCTGCACCGATGGAGTTTCCGGCTCAGTCGGTTCTTCCGGCTCAGTCGGTCCCTCCGGCTCTTCCGGCTCTTCGACCACCACTTCTTCCCACAGCATCGCGTGCGTCGGGATCGTCAGATCGCCAGGCTCCCATACGTTCCCTGTCACGAGGGAGCGCCACACTTTTCCCGAGTGTGCGACTTCCCACCCAATCGGGTAACTATCATGCGCGCCGACAGGGGCCACCCATTCCGCGCCGTTCTCCCGTCCGGTGGCGTCGAGCACCCGCATGGTCAGGTCGCGTATTTGCCGCGCGGCCCGCTCTGCGATGTCGCGGCGGTCGATTTCTTGGATCACCGCCGATCGGAGCGCGTGGAGCTCCTCGAGGCTCGCGGTTGTCAGGTCCCACTCCATGAACATCCTCACTTCTCGTAGGTGACGGTGATGCGTGTCGAAGTGGCAGCGAAGTATGCGTATGACGCCAGGCTGCCGGGGTTGCGCGGCGTGACCGTGATACCCCGAGCAGAACGAAGATCGTTGAAATGGCTCGACGGAACACGATTCGTCAACGCCTGCCCGCCCTTAATGTCCATCGCGGAAACCGCCGTATGCCCCGGCCACGTTGACGGCAGGCCTGATGCCGTCGTATAGCCGACACTGATCTTCGCCGCGTTATCGCTGGAATACGTTTTCGTGCAACGAACCGTGATTTTCGCCGACTTGATCGTCGCGCCCTGCAAATCGGAGTAGAGGGCGGCGGGCATCTGGTAGAGCAACTTCTCGGACATGGATGAGCCGTAGTAGGAGCCCGCGGTAATGTTCCGTTTGTCCGAGGCGGTGGCATCCCCAGCCGTATACCGCTTCACGCCCGTCGCCTTGTACGTCCTCGTGTACGTGCGTTTCGGGTTCGAGGTGGGAGGATTCGGGTTCGAGGTAGACGCCACCGTCTGCGCGTCAATCTCCAAGGTCGGGCCGATATCGCGGACGATCATCATGGTTCGGGGCTCGCCCGTGTCCGCGTAGGGACCGTACACAACCGTGTTCTGGTTCGCAGACCCGGCGAGGAACAATCCAACATATCGTGTCTCCACAGCAGTGTCATCGCCGCCTGTGAACGGCTGGACTATGAGGTGTTTAAACGTGATGAGGCGGTGCATCGTGCTCGCGGCGACCATTTCGGATCGGATTGAGTTCGAGGTTGTGGGGGGTGCTCCGGTGTTGCGTCGCCACCTGAGAGTGATGTTGCCGGGGTCGCGCGCGAACACCTGCGCCTCGATTTCGTACATGCGGCCCGGTTCAACGTCAATGGTCGTCCATAGGATGCGTGTCTCAGTGTTCGTGGCGATCGTCGTGTCACTGTTGAGCATCGTCACGGACTGCACACCACGCGGCCCGTCGAGGTTAGTTACTGGAACTCCGCCAACCTCGAGTTCGCTGAACGAACCGAGCGCGCCCCAGACGTTGCCGTCCTGGTCGATACCGCCCGTCAGGTCGCCCGCCGCGCCCGCCGCGGTGATCGAGATGCCGCCCGAAGGGTCGATGCGCACGAGCTCCTGCCGGTTCGCCCAATCCGTCACCGACTGATTCCCCACGACCGGCGCGTAGGCGATCAGCGCCTCCGCCGTCCACCGCCAGTCATCGCCAAGCTGGAACATCGACGTGAGTACCTTGCCCGCCATAAGCTCGGGGGTGATCAGCTTGTCGATGAGCGCCTGCGAGGCGGTAATCTTCTCGGCCGTGACCGCGCCAGTCGCAATCATGTCCTTCGTGATGATCGACGTGAGCACCTGCAAACGATCGACCACCGCGAGCTTCGCCCACAGTGCATCCGTCGTGACCTGCTTGATCGCGGCGACGCCCGTGACGGAGAGGTTCGTCATCATCGCGTCGATGAACACACCAACCGCAGCAGCAACCTCGTCAGCGACAATATGGCGGGCCTTCACGGAACCATCAACGAGCAGGTTGCCGTCCGTCATCGAGCGCACGGCGGGGTCGCTGAACCGAACTTCGGAGTTATGTATCGCCTGCACGAAAAACCCCACGCCCATGTAGACCGCGTTGTCCGGTGCTTCGCGGCTCACGCCACTGAGGGACGTCCAAGTGTTCGCGGCGAACGTGACCGCGTGCGCCGCCCCACGAGTACTTGTAACACTCGTGCCGTTCGCGTCGAAGAAGCGCTCGTAGAGCGAGACCTTGATCGTCGTGCCGACGCCAGCGACTGCCGAGGTGAACCAGGCCGAGATGTTGTAGCGTTGCCCCGGCGTGACCTTCACCGCGTACGGCATATCCGCAGCGTCCGAGACGTTGTAGACGCCCGACGTTGAGGTCGAAGCGGGTATCAGAATTGACCCGCCTCCGTTACGCCCGCCCGTCGTGGAGACGCGCGAGTCGTTCCGCCACGCTCGCGGGTTCTTCATCAGCGGGTCAGGGAGCAGGTTCTCGCCCGCCACGACAACGTTGTTCGCGTACAGTTGCTCGAAGAAGCCCTTGTCGGCAATGAGTGCCTGCATCACCGCGGTAGAGAACTTCGAGGCACCAGTGACCGACAGCTTCGCAACATCAAGCTCGCCGACCTGCGCGGTACCAATCACCGCATCACCGATCGTTTCAGTACCCAGCTTCACCTGAGTCCACGTTGATTCGTCAGTGAGCACGTACCGGCGAACCGTCACGCCGCCCGAGCGCACCTCCCAAGTCGCGCCGACAGGTTTGCCCTCAGCATCCGCCACAGTCGGGCTCGCGGTCGCTACCGTGTAGAGACCCGACGCGGTGGCGGCCTTCGTCATCGCCTCGAGCGCCGCCTGCTTGGCGTCGGCGGCATTCTGCGCCGCGGCGTCGATCTCGCCGCCCATCGTCTCGATCTGCTCGGCCGCTACGCCGATCGCTTCCTCGGCGTCGATCAGCGCGTTATCGTGCTCGGCGAAGATCTCGTCGTAGAGCAGCTGCGTCGCCTCGAGCTCCTCCTCGGCTGCCGCGAGATCGTTCATCGCCTGCTCGAGCTGCTCGTTCGCCTCGGCGAGCACGTCGTCGAGCTCCGAGACGCGCTGCGTGATGTTCTCGGTGGGAATGTCGCCTTCACCCTCGGGGGTCGCCCCGGCGACCTCGATCTCGAGCGACGCGCTGGCCCGGCCGATCGCCGCGGTGGTGCCCCGCGAGAGGTCGGTGAGTATACCGGGAAGCGTCGGCTTGAGGTAAATCTTCTTCATGCGTCCACCTTAGATCGCGAGGTTAGTACCGCTCGGGCTGGATCGGGTCGAATACGAGGGTGACCGACTCCCCATCGTCGCCACTCATCGAGAGAATGCGCAGGGGGTAGGTGCCGTCAGGGAGCGCGGGGTGATCGTGCGTCGTGACGTGCGCGACCTCGCCGGGCCAGAACGTGCCGAGCGGGTTGATGCCGTCGGCGCGGATCGTCATCTCGATCTGCAGCATCGGGTAGGGGGTCAGGTTGGCATCGCCGAGCTGCTGCAGTTGCTCCTTCGCCCAGATACGCTGCTGATCGGTGGCGGTCTTCTCCGCCGCCTTCTCGGCCGCCTTGAGCTTGTCGTCCAGCCGCTTCTTCTTCGCCGTCTCGGCCTTCTGCGCCGCGGTCTTCGCCGCTCGAGCCGCCTTCGCCACCTTGTCTGCCGCGGCCTTCTTCGCCTTCGCGGCCTTCTTCTGCGCCGCAGTTTTCGCGTCCGCCAGCGCCTTCTTCGCCGCAGCGACGGCCGCCTCGGCTTGCGCCGCCTTCGTATCGGCGGCGTCGGACTTGGCGACCGCATCCTGGTACGCGGCATCGTAGGCAGCAGTCGCCTCCGCGGCCGTCTTCTTCCAAACCTCCTGCTCGGGGACGGCCGAAATCGTCGAGTCGGAGATGACCTGCTCGATCAGCGGCCAACCCTCGGGAACCTCGGCTTCGCGCCGCTGAATCGGCGTCGCCACGTCCTGCCCGCCGCCGACGGCGTAGACGCGGTGCGCGATGTACGCGGTCGAGAGCGTCGAGGTGATCGAGACTACATCAGGTGAGCCCTGCTCCCAGTCATGCACCGTCGTCTGGCCGAGCTCGAGCTGGTCGGCCGAGCCATGCACGACCTCCCAGACGAAGTGCGAGTCATCGAGCACCTTCGGCCGGAAGTCGATATCGGGGCCGAGATCGGCGAAGTCGGTCACCACATCTTCGGCGGCCAGCTGCGCCACCGCGTACCCCTTCCATTCTGCCGTCTGATTGCCCGTCTCCGATGCTGGCAGCTCAAGGGGTAACCCGCCTGCAGGCTTGCGCATCGCAACCCGCAGCGCCTCGACAGCGAGCCCGCCGATCGACTTGCCGGTGACCTTCACCTGCTTCTTCGGCGAGAACGTCTCCGGCACCACGAAGCGGCGCGAGAGAATACCTGCCGCGTAGTCGTCAACGGTGATCGCCACCGTGTCGGCCTCGAAGCTCACAGTGTCCGCGATTGGCCCGCCTGCGATCGGGATGCCGTCGTAGAGCGCTATGACGCCGTGCTTCTTCGGCATGAAGAGTGCGACGAGGCGCTCCTGCCAGCCCGACTCGTTCCGGTCGATCCAGCCGGCCGCTTCGAGCGACGCGACCGACCATTCAAGGCCGGAGGCGCGCTCTGTGCCGAGGCCCTGCGGTGGCGCATCGAGGCTGCCCTTGCGGAGCTCACGCGACCACGAGAATCCCGCCGCCGGCAACTCCCCATACCGCAGGCCGTCGACGGTGCGGAAGAGTTCAAGAGTCCACACGCGCGCACCTAGCCGTCGTTCACGCCGTGGTCAATCACCGAAATGATCTGCCCCGGCCACTTGCCCGCCGCGTACATCCACTGCCCGTTACCGTTAGCCATGTTGCCGTTCACGGCCACGGTGTGCGTGCCCGCACCAAATACTCGATATTCGGAGTACTGGAATGTACCCGGTGCGGCATCCAACGCGAAGCGCATCTCACGGATCTCTACCCCATCGACAAGAACTCGCATCGCTACCTCGGTCTTGTCGGGGCGGATAGGAGCGAGCGCGCGCGCCGAGCATGTGAGCTGGAAGCACAGCAGCCGAGGCTCGGTCAATTTAAACCGTGCCGACAGCAAACTCTGGGCGGAGTCCTTGATTTGTACCTGATTCGCCGTATACGTTTTGCTCACGAGAACGCCGAGCGCTGCCCCGTACGGCACGGCTTGCGGGCCAACCTCGACGAGCGTCGCGCCGAGCGTGTTCGAAATCCCAGACGGCACCCGGTAGGTGGCGAGCACGACGGCGCCAGCAGGGAGCGTCGGGGTGGCTGGGTTCGCCGAAGCGTTCCCCTGCACGACCCCGACGATGACCTGATTGTCCGGGTCGCCGAGATCTGGACGGTTCTGCCGCGCATAGATCACATCGAGTCGAGCCCCCGACGCCGGGGCCGCGGTCGTGTCGATGACCTGCGCGACGATTGGGAACTTGCTTGCCCCATCAGCCGCCGAGCGCGACGCGACCGCGATACTCATGTTCGCGTTGCCGTGCTCGATCTTCCACTTCATGCCCGCAGCCGTCGCATACACCTTGCAGCCACGGATAATGCCGAGCGAGGTGTAGTCCGCGTACACCATGAGGCGGTCGTCGAGCGCGGAACGCCCGATCTTCGCGCCGTCGGTACCCGTGATTGCCGGGACGCCAATACCTGTGACCATGAGAATCTCCTAAATCCATGCCGAGCGAGCCGAGAGCGTCGCCCATGCCGTGCCTGCTGCTACGTCCTCGCCAGCGACGAGGGTGACGGTGGTTGAGCTTCGAGGGGGGAGCGTAAACCACTCTCGCCGGGTGAGGTTGCGGGACACATTCACGCCGTTGCAGATCGCCACACGACGCACGCAATCAATGACGACGGGCGTCCCGAGGAACACCGGCTGCGGGTAGATGATCGCCCGCCCCCCGGTCCCGAGGAGCGTGAACCCGCGCGGGTAAGAACCCTCGACGGTGATGACCGGCCCGGTCGCCGCATTGCCAGTGTTCGACACTGACCCGGACGGGGACGCGGATGACACATCGTCGCCATAATCGATCGGATACTCGATCACATAGTCGAGCGCGCCAACACGAGCACTCGCGGTGAGGATCGCCGTCTGCTCATCCCACGCATACCGGACAGGGTCTGCCGCCGTGACGGTGATGTCGAAGATTCCCGACGTCTGCCACTTCGGGCCGAACGAGGTCTCGACATAGCCGGTCACGAAGGTGTCATCGACGTCTCGAACCCGGACCGAAACGATGCGGCGGTTGAGCGCGTTGATGCGTTCGTACACCTGCCGCACCGCGAAGTCGCGAGTTTCGCCGAGGTACGCGATCGACGCGGTCACGGTGCGGGCCGAGTACACGAGGTCTCGACCCTGCACCGCATGCGCACCGTCCGCGCCTTCACGCTCCGACAGCTTCGTCTTCACCCCAGGGAGGTCGTACCAGCTATCCAAGCCGCCGCCACCTTCGACGATGAGCCCGCCGGCAGAGGGATGCTCGAAACCGATCTCAATGTCATCGAGCCACAGCATTTACCGCACCCCCACGAGTCGCCGCGGAACCTTCGCCGCGAGCCGATCGCCGATGACGTTCGGATCCGACGTCGGCATGTAGTTCGTCTGGTTGATCGTCACACCGCCGCCTTCACGCATCGACTTCCACTGCTCCGACGTGAGCACCGGCTCCGGCGCGCCCGTCGCGTTATACGCGAGCGTGAGCCCCGGCTGCAGCCAGCCACCGTCGTCGTACAGGCGCGGAAGATCACCAAACACGCCACCGTCCTTCGCGACGTGAATGTGGTCGTAGTGGCCCGCGACCTGCCAGAGGATCTGACGCCATCCGCCCATGTTGCGGATCTCGTTTGCCGCCGCGAACATGCTCGACTGCGAACCCGCCATGTCGACGGCGGGGTTCGCCCAGTCTGCGTGGTAGGTGTTCTTGCGTCGACCGAGCGCCGCGTTCCGTGCCGGGGTGTCCCACGTCGAGGTGACGTTGAGCCCGTACTTCTGCATGACCGGGATGAGGCGCTTCATCGCCAGGCCACCGTGGAAGCCCTGATAGGTGATGCCACCATCGGGGCCTGGGACCGCGTCGTAGCCGCCGCCCTCGGACCCCGAGGAGAACATGCTGTCGACCTTTTCCCGGAACCAGGTACCGAGCTTCTTCACCATGTCGATCGGCCATCCGCCGATCGCCTCACCGAGGAAGCCGCCACCGATACCCGCAATCCAGTTACGGACAGGTTCCATGATGATTCGATCGATCGCGCCGAGCGGGTCCGAAATTACTGCGCCGATGTTATCGACCACGTCACCCACGAAGCTCGTCACATTGTTCCAAGCGTCGCCGACCCAGTCGAATATGCCACCGTCAGCGAAGTGAGTTTCGCCGGCGCGGGACTTCGCCCCGTTGATACGGTCGAGCCATGCCTTGCCGCCGAGTGCGCGCAGCGCATCCGGGCGAATGATGCCCTCACCACCGGAAAGCCACAGCTGGCCGCCGGTCGGCGACGAAAATTTGTGCACGTCACGGCCCGGCGTGTAGCCAGGCAGCACACCACCCGTAGCGAACTTGATCGGCGCGCCCTTCGGCATGCGAATGTCGAGACCGACACCTTCCGCGATGGCATCAAAGAGCTTCTTGATGCCGTCGTTGTAGACGGTGTTGATGACGAAGTTGACCGGCGCGACAGCCGCTTCCTTGATGCCCTTCCAGACTTCATCGATCGTCTTTTTCAGGCCCTCGAATGCGTCACCGATCCAGCCCGTCGCTGACTGGAAGCCGGGGACGAGCGTGTTGTCGAACCAGCGCCAGACGACGTCGATTGCGCCCTTGATGTTGTCCCACACCGGCTTGATGATGTTGTTGTAGAGCCAGTTGAAGACCGGCCCGAGCGTGTTCTCGATCGACGTCTTGATTGAGGTGAAGATGCCAGAAATGACGGTCCATGCGCTGCCGATGAACCCGGATATGCCGTCCCAGACGGGCTTGATGATGTTGTTGTAGAGCCAAGTGAAGACCGGCCCAAGGGCGTTTTGCACCCAGGTGACGATCGCTTGGAAGATGAGGCTCACCGCCGCCCACATGATTTGCGTCGCCGTCGAAACGGCCTCCCACACGAACGAGATGACGTTCCCCATCGCGGTGAAGGGCTGCACGATCCAGAAGTCAACCGCGGCCGCGATGGCCTGCACGATCGGCTGGAGGACAGATTCCCAGACCCACGTGAACACGGCGGCGACACCATCCCACACACCCTGGAAGAACCCGGTGACGCCCTCCCACGCAGACTGGAGGCCCTGACTCGTCTCGCTCGACGAATCGAACAGCGACGAGAACCACTCGATCGCGACACCGAGAATGTCGGCGAGCCACTGCACAGCAGGGACCACGACCGTCGTGATGAGCGTCGCCAACCATTCGAGACCGACCTGCAGGATCGCCGCAGCCAGATCAATGAATGGCGTGATGAGCTGCAGCACGAGACCGATGAGCAAACTCACCGGCTCAAGAATCGCGACGAGCAGCCCCACGACCGGCTCCAGCACCGTACCGAGCAGCCCAATGATCGGGGTGAGGACAGTGCCGAGAGTCGCGACGAGCGGAGCGAGCGCCGTGCCGACCTGCGTGAACAGGCCCGCGAGCTGCCCGAAGATCGGGCCGAGCGCCGCGAACAGCTGCTCAATCACAGGAGCGAGCTGCTCAAACAGGGTTCCGAGCGCACCACCTATCTCCGTCAAGACCGCGCCAATGGTTTCGCGGAGCGCCGGGCTCGCCGCAATGAGCGACGTGATGAGACCAATCGCGATACCAATCGGGCCAAGCGCGAACTGGAACACCTTCGCCAGCGTCGACGCCGGCCCAGTCAGGGCAGCGATCGCCTCCGCGCCCCCGCCCAGCGCACCAAACGCAGCCACCACGGGAGCCAGCGCAGACACCACCGCGCCGGCAACACCAACGATTTTGCCGATCACGACAAGCACGGGCCCGGCGGCAGCCGCCACGCCGAGGAAGATGCCAATCAGTTTCTGCGTCTCCGGAGAGAGGTTCTGGAACCGCGTCGTCAGGTCAGAGACAATGCCGATCGCCTGCTCGAGCACCCCACCAGCGGCGATACCCATGTTCGTCGCCCACTCGCTGAACTCGGGCGACTTCAGCAGGTTCAGCAGGTTTGCCGCCTGCTCCTTCATGATGTCGAATGACGGCTCCATCAGCTTCGCGCCGATCTTGCCAATGTTCGACGTGATGTTCGCGGTGATACCAGCCCAGGTGCCCGCGTAGGCTTCAGCCGCGGCGCCAGCCTTCGAGTCGAGGGCCGCGTTCAAGTCCTCGATAGAGACTTCGCCGTTCTGCGCCATCTTCATGATCTGGTCGCCAGCGACACCATACTGGTCAGCGAGAGCAGTGACGATCGGGATGCCGTTCTGCTGCATCTGCGACAGGTCGCCCCACTCAACCTTGTTCTTCGTCAGAACGTTGTTCAGCAGGTACGCGGACTGCTCGGCATCAATGTTGTAGGCGGCAGACACGTTCGCGACACGCTTGATCTGCTCTTCGAGGTCTCCGAGCGGCACCGAGCCGGTCGCGAGGATCCCGACCGCGGCAGAGGCGCCCTGCGCCATCGACAGCGACGTGTTCGAGACACCCTTGTCGACCTGCTCCATCACCTTCTCGGCGTCATACCCGAGTCCCTGGAACTGGCCGCGGGCAGTGTCGATGCCGACGAGACGCTTGAACCCGAGCGCGGCGGTAATACCACCGACCGCGGCCGCCGCGACCGCGGCCGGCTTCGTAATGTTGTTCGTGAGCCGCTGCCCAACCCCAGCAATATTGCCGCCGAGGTTGGACAGCGTGTCGCCAACATGCCGAAAATTGATGGCCTTCATCATCGACGAGGACATTTCCTCGCCGATCTTCGTGCCGGCCTTCTTGGCATTGACGCCGCCAAGTTCCTTCTCGATCTGCTGCGACACACCGCGAAGGCTGGGGACGATCTGCACCCAGGCGCTACCGAAGTTGAATCCGTTCTCGGCCACGGATGCCCCCTATGAAGTTGTGGTTAGTGCTGACGTGATTTCCAGCGCGCAGCTTTCAGCTCGGCGCGGCGCTGCTTCTCGATCTGCTCGAGCTTCCAACCCTCAGCGGGCGGCTCGACCGGCTTCGGAAGTTTCGACTGCTTCACACCCAGCGCCGACATGATGCCGGTACGTGTGAGGTAGCCGTCATGGTGAATGGCCGACACTTCGTCGCTCCACGCACCAGGACCGCCCCTGGCCCGCTGGAGTCGCGAGCCGGGCGGGAGCTGCGTGACGAGCACTGACAGGCGCCGCCACGACAGCCCGCCGCGGTACACATCGCCAAGATCGACCCCATACTCGGAGGTAAGGTCGGCCTCGATTTCCTCCGGAAACTCCCGTAGGAGCTGCCGGAGGACTAGGACTTTCCCAGTCCACTCTCCTGCATCACGTCGGCGACAAACTGAACGACAGCAGAACGCTTCAACCGACCGCGAGGATTGAGGTTCTCGGGGTCATTGCGCAGCTCAGCCTCAATCTTCTCGATGAGGTCTAGGTCATCGCCGGTAACGATCAGCATGGCTTCATCCGGCTTACCATGCTCCAATTCGGTGAGGAGCTCATTGTCGTCAAAGTTGCTCTTGTCGAAGGTGAGGGTGAACCCGCGCACCTCGACGGTGACGTCGGAGCTCGTGGCTTCAGTCTTCACGGCGTGGTCGTTCGGGGTCTTCGCGCCAGCAGCAGCGGCACGTTCCTTAGTTGTGGCCATAATGCACTCTCCTAGAAGTTGTGCACTCTCCGAGGGAATGGTGAGCCCCTGCGATGCGGGAGAGTGCGTCGCATCGCAGGGGCAGTTGGTGGGGCTACGGGGTGGGCGTGCCGGCCGGGATCATCGCGGCCGTCGAGGTGAGCAGACGGAAACCGTCGATCACGCCCAGCGAGTACTGGTAGGCCGTCAGCTCCTTGGTCTTGAGCGCGATACTCGCGCGCTCACCGAGGGTGACGTGCGGCAGGATGATGCGCCAGCGGTCGCCTGAGCCGGTGGTCTCGTAGGCGTCGACGACCGCGCAGAGGTTGCGCACCTTACGCGACGCGGGAGCATCGTACTCGGCGTAGTCGCCCTTGTTCGTCACCTTCGCGTCGAGGTTCCACTCGACGATCTTGAGCTTCGACTCGAGCAGGTTCACGGTCAGGTTCGTGTCCGACTCCGACATGAACTCCTTGACGACCTTGTTGCCCTGGTGACCTCGAATGCGCTCGACCGAGTCAGACAGGTCGAGAGACTGTCCGTCCTCCGAGATCCAACCACAGTCAATGAAACCGCTGGGGATGGGGTCTTCGAGTCCGAGGGATGCGAGCCCCAGGGCGAGCTCAGGAGTGTATTCGGCGAGGTGTACCGAGTCGTCGTCCGACCCGAACATCAGCGCGTTGAGCGAGTTGGTAGTCATAATGTTTGCCTCCTAGCGGCAGATAACAGTGAGTTGATAGGTCGCGACGTAGCGCGACAGTCGAGGCACGTCAGGGTCGGTGCTCTCATAGGGGCTGGTAGCCCACGGAACCGCCGCGACTGGCGACGACGACACATCGGGCAGGGAATGGATGATGGCTTCGATATCTGCCGCGAGGACCGCAGCAACACCGAGCGTCGACCCGTACGAGCCGATAGTGACCTGCACGGTTTGCACGATGCGGTCGGACCGTCCAGGACCGCCAGTGTCGGTGATGAGTGCGAACCGCGACGACGTCGCGTCCTCACGCTTCGACACGGCTTCAATGCTGTGCGACTTCAGGACCGCGAGGAGATGCGCTTTCACGTTCGGCGGCTTCACTATCCACCACCAAACCCGCCACCGACAGCACGCTCAAGGTCATGGTTCCGGGCTTGGCTGATCTTTGCTTCCTCAGTCTCAGCCATGACGGTCGCGCGCACGCGGCCCTTAGATCCCTTACCTACGGTGACCTGGACGTCGAAGCCCTCACCAGCGGTATGAGCGACATAGTCGCCGACCTCGGTGATGAATTGCTCCATCGCCTTACCCTTCAAGAATGCCTGCATCCCCCGGCTGTTCGGTCGAAACTGCACTGACACGACTCACCCCCTTCACCCCAGTGAGTTCGACGACAAGGCCCATCGGCCACGACGCGGGACGGCCATCGACCGTCCACTCCTCCCCCTCCACGACGAGCCGGTCGCCGGCCTGCACGTCTGGCCACTCGCGTGGCCAGTACACGGTCGGCTGCGTCGAGGTCGACGCGACACCGGCATGTGCGAGCAGCGCGGTCGGGGTCGGCGCGAACAACGCCGGCGGCAGCGGGGTTTCTACCGGAGCGCCAGGGATCGACTCCCCGAACACGTCCTCCCCTGCCGCACCGTCGCGCACCCGCATCACGGGAACCTTCCAGTCGTCAAACATCAGACCAGCACCTCCCGACAGTCATAACCGCTGCGGCCACCATGTAGCGGGATCCAAGCCCCATTCTTCGACCCCCTCAGTGAGGGTGATCTCGAACGCCTGCTGCCCGCCGCCACCCGAGAGCGCACGACGTTCCGACTTCGTCAAATACAGGTCACCAGTCGGGTTCGCGAACTGCGCGGTCTGCTGGAACGGGCCTGCGCCCTGCTGCAGCGACGTCACACTGTCGCCGCCGGGAATGCTCATCGCGCGTTTCACGACCGCACACACGATCCGCGTTAACGTTCGCGCCGCGATCGTTTCGACGTCGAAACCTTCGTCGATGATCAGCTGCGACGCGTCCTCGAGCAGCGTGAGCGCACGAGCACTCTCCACGTCAGTGAGCGGTCGCCACCGAACCTCAAGATCGGGGACCGTCGCGAACGGAATGTCGACTGCCATAACGCCTCCATGCTTAGAGCGCGGCCACAGCCGCCTTGATCTCGTTCCGCGTCATATCGCCAGGCTCAACACCAAGCGATTCCGCATACGCGGCCCAATCGCCACGCGACGCATTCCCAGCAGGAGCACCCACAGGCACGACAACAGGCGCACTGACAGCCTCGACAGGCTCAACATCAGAATCGTCTGCGGCAGGCTCCACATCCTGCTGCTCAGTGGTCGGCAGCGGGCTGGGAGACGCACGATTCTGCGTCTCCCAGCCAATCGCCACCATCGAAGCCACTGCAGCAGGAGATTCCGGCACGAGCAGCGTCGTACCGTCCTTCTGCATGTACGGCATCGGCTACGGAGTCCCCGGCGCCACCACAGCCGGCGTGAGCACACCAGCCGGGTAACGCGACGACGCAGTACCGTTCAGGCGAGTCAGCGGGTTCGCGACCTGGAAGCCCACACGGAACACCACACGAAGCGCCTTCGAGTCCTGCTGCATCAGGTTCAGGACAACCTTGCCCTCGGAGTCAGAAATGACACCCTCGGAGAAAAGGTCATACGTGATGTCCTGACGGATGCCGACAACGAACTTCGACCAGTCCGCCGCGAGGAGCTCAGCCGAAGCCGAGTTCCATGCACCGTTACGCACCTCGTCCAGTGGGAAGCCGTACAGCACCGCAGCCTGTGCCTCAGTCATCGGTGCGCCGTAGATCGGCTGACCGTTCGTGTCACGCAGGGTGCGCAGCTTCCACGACAGGCCCGGACGCGAGGCGAACCCGTTGATCGCGAAACCGTCATTCGACACCATCTCCGCGAGGTTCGCGACGTCGACACCGAAGTCCTCGCCAGTACCTGCAGCGACAGTGTTACCTGCAGCGATCGCCGCGGGAACGATCGCGGTCGGCCACGACGCGGGCTTGTCCGTACCGAACAGGCCAGCCTGGTCAACCTTCTTGCCGATCGCTTCCGCGAGCAGCGGGCGAATCTGATCCCACAGGGGCACATTCGCGTCGTCCACGACCGCGTTCGGGATCGGCACGATCACCGCGAGCTCTTCCGCCGTGACAGTGGTGCCCTTCCACGATGCGTCCGTGGTCTGCTTGAGACCAGTGTCGCCGTCGAGCCAATAGGCGTCGGGCAGCGAGTCAAGAACGGGCTGCTTCGCCTTCTTGGACGACATGCGAATGTTCTTCGCACGCGAAAGAATCACCGACTGCTCGGGAGCGGTCTGGATGATCTCGTTGATGGTCTGGTCGGGCAGAAGCGCATCTGAGACTTCTGCGCGGCCAATGATGTTGTCTACAGCCATGATTTCCTACTTTCGAGTGAGTTTGTCTCGCAGCCAGTCGCCACTCTGTGACGCCGATTCAGGCTGCTTGCCTTCCGTGGCGACCACAGGGCCGCCGTTTCGTTTGAAAAGTCGAGCGAGTTTCTCCGCCGACTGTTCGAGCGCATCCCCTTCACCGACCAACAGGTCGGCATACTCTGCCGGGATGCCGTGCTTCGTCATCACCGAGAGGCGGGCAGACTCCGTGCGGGCCGAGACCAGTTCTTGTTCGGCGCGCTCAGCACGCTCGATCGCTTTCTGAGTCTCCGACTTGTCACGGTCTTCGATTTCCTGCAGGCGAGCAGCGAGCGCGTCACGCTCCTCGATCGCCTTCGCGCGACGTTCCCGTTCGCGATTTAGTGCCGCCATCCCGGCCTCACCTAGCGGTTCTTCGCGCTGTTCTTCGCGCTGTTCTTCGACCTGTTCAGCCTGCTCGGCAGGCTGCTCGGCTTCGTCTGCCATTGCACTCTCTTTCATCACGCCGCCACGGACGGCAAACGGCCCTACCCGTCGAGGGCAGGGTTGTTGGACATTCCGTGCCCGCGAGGCCCGGAAAACTAGTGGACGTGCCCGTCTGTGAACACGTCGGGATAGAGTTCGCGCATCGACGCCGCGATATTCTCTTGCGTCTCGGGCGCGGAAATTGACCGCGCCTCCTGATACATCTCGTACAGACGGTCGGGGTCGTAGCCGTCGATATGCGCCGCATCACGATCAAAATTCGGCACGATCTGACAGTCACAATCATCATGAAAGTCGGACGGGTTCTGGCCGGCGCGCTGCTGCGACGTGTACACCCAGCCGCGCGACGCGAGCATGGAACACCATGCACACGTCTTCGCGCCGGACGGCACACGCGCCCACCTGACCTCACCCTTCTCGAGGTTCGCATTCCGCGCCACCGTCGACCGCGCCGCATACGCCACATAGCGCTGCACCGCACCAAACAGCATCGGGCGAACCCCACCCGACTCAGTGAACAGGCCACCAGCCGCATACGCCGCCGTCGACGACACCTGCTCGACCGGCGCGAGCGACCCGACACGCGCATACCCTGCCGTGCCGAGCTCACCCGCCCGAACATCCTCATACCATTCAGCCGCAGCCGCAGCAGCAATATCGCCGTACCTGTCAGTGATCTCCGGCAGCAGCGCTTTCAACTCGAGGGCAGCCTGCTCCGGAGGGAGCGCCGCGAGCATGTTCAACAGTTCAGCCACATCACCCTGAGCGAGCGACGTCGCCGACTGCACCGCACGATTCAAGCGAGTCACATCGTCACGAGAGACCACGACTCACCTACTCTCCAGCAGCCGACCCTTCAACATCAGGAACACGTCCAGCGATCAACTGATCAAGCACACCCGACTGCCGCATACGACGCCGATCAGCCAACAGTCGCATAATCTGCGACTCGTCATAACCAAGCTCCTCAAGCGCAACCGTCGTCTCCGCCAGCCACGGAATCGCCGCGATCTGCTTCACCATCGCATCCGACTGCGACACCACCGACGGCACCGCCGGATTGCGGAACTTCCCCCGCAACGTCGACGCCGACTCAGGCAGATCATCCAGCGATACTCCGTCACGCACCGCGACACCCATCCGGGCAACGTTCGCGAGACGACCCGAGTTCACCCGGTTCATATGCTGCGCAGTCGTCACCAGATCATCCTTTGCCGCCTGGATCGCCTCAGCCGAAGCCGGGTTATCCTGCACAATCCCCAGCGACGACAACGGAACCCCAGTCGCGCCCGCGAACCGTGCCGCAAGATGCTGCATATACGTGATCGCGCCCTGCGGAGACAACTGCGACAGTTGCCCGAACGTCGGCGCGTCGCCATCCTCATCCTTCGAGATAGCGAGGATGCGATCCATGTAAGCGGTCCACTTCGAGTTCTTGAACGCGGAATCATCCGCGCCCATCAAGAACCGCGGAGGCGCCGTATTGAACTCCATCAGAATGTCGGCCCGCAACGCGCCACGCTGCGACATATCCGCAAGCGCCATCACCTCACGCGAGATACGCGAACGCCCAAACGGTCGACGGCCCGACGGCTGGAACGGCAACGGCTCAATCGGCGGCCGGCCAAGAATCACCGGCGCCCGGTCTACGACCACCCACCGGCCCTTCACGCGCTGACACGTGATCACGACGTCGCTCAAATACATCGTGATCTCGGTCGGCTCGTGCGGAGGCTCAGGAGTCAAGTCCGTCACCGCAACAGCGGAACGAATCACTTGCCGGCGGTGATCCCACAGCGCGCCAGTGAACTCCGCCTCACGAAGCGAAAACAGCACATCAGGGTCACCAGGCAGACCGCGCGTGACAGTGATGAACGAACACGAATGCACAAGCTCCGACGTCACCGCCTGCGCATACAGCAGATCAAACTCATTCTCTTGCAACAGCGGCCGCAACGCGAACGGGTCTTCGTCATCATCCGCACCCGCGACAGTGAACCCGTCGAAAATGGAGCGAGATGCGAGCGTGTCGACCGCCTTCGCCGGCCAACCCACCACCGAATCGACATACTGCAGGTTCGGAGGGATCGAGATACCGAGGTCTTTCAGCCGATTCTTGCCCTCGTAATACGTGGAGCGGAGCGCGTTACGACGAGCCTTCGACTTCCACACATCCAGCAGGATGCGCAACTCGTTCAGCTCGTCCTCCGACAGCGACGACAGATCCATGAGATTCACGCGATCACCACCTTGCTATTCGCCGATCGAGTCGTTGTTTTCGCGCCCCAAAATGCATACGTCGCCGCGTCCAACAGAGTCACATCGTCGGTCTCGCCAATACCGGCCCAACCCCAACCGCCCTGATTACCAATCGGACGTTTCCGAGCACGTTCAACCTGGCCCGTCAACACCGCGCCACCATCATGAAACACATCCTCGTCATGCACCGCCTGCCGAAACATCGCATGCGCCGCCTTCACTTCCGACAAAGACGGCACCCTGATCTGTCTCGAGGTCGGGCGCTTCACCTTCTCGCGAGGATGAATGCCGACCTCCCGCAAATCATCGACCAAGCCAGGAGCACCCTGACCATCAATCACAATCTGCGCGAGCTTGTCCCTACGCTCCGCAAGAAAATCGACAATCCACGACAACCCCTCCGCCGTCGACGCAACCCGAATACCAGAAACCATGATCGGCCCCTCACTCGGACGCACCGCCGCAGCCAACCCCACAAGAGAGCCATCCACAGAAAACTTCACGCCATACACGCGCCGACCCTCAGGGATCACATCATCCGCAAGACGACGCCACGCACCCGAACTAATCTCCGACTTCGCGATCGACGCTTCATCCCAAATGCCATACGCCTCACGAGAAAAATTCTCGTCAGACCCCAACAGCTTCTGCATCCGCAAAATCGCCGTCTTCGACGTACGCTCCGGATACGACGGATTCGCCGTCGCGAGCTCATCCCAATCAATAACCTTCGCGCCACGATTCGCCGACAACTCCACCAGCAACGTGTCAGGATCGCCAGCGATCGCATCCGCACGACGAGCAGCGAAAATCTCGCCAGGATCCTTCGGCCGCGGCGGCGTACCCATCATCAACACGAGACCATTCGGCGCCGCGTTCGTCGCAGGCACCATGTCCGTCATCGCATCCTCAGACAGAATCTGCGCCTCATCCAGCACGAGCACATCAACCATGTCGAAACCACGACCAAAGCCCTGCTCGCGAGCACCAAACAAGATGCGCGACCCGTTCGTGAACCTGACCTCTTGCTCACCATTCGCGGCACGAACCGCAGCAACATGGCCAGACACGGACGGCTTCGCCGCCATGCCCCGCATCTTCCCAAACGTCTCATTCGACGTACGAGTCCGATGCGCAGTCCAAATCACCGTCATGTTCGGGAACAGGATGCACAACGCGAACACAATCCAACCGACCAGGTACGTCTTGCCCGTCTGCCGAGGAATCGACAACACGACACCACCAACACCAGCCGCATACAGTCCGCTCGCGCGCTTCCCCAACGCGAGCATGCCGATATCGACCTGCCACTGATCAAACGGAACACCCATCTGAGCGCACTGCCGCTGCACCGCCGGGAACCCCGTCGAAACAATCCCCTCCGGGATATTCACATGACGGGCAACCTCAGACAGCTTCCGGCGTCCACCGTTCGTCATCGACAGACACCGCCTTACCCTCTTCCGAAGCCTCCAGCGAATTGATGTCGTCCATGACCTCAATCAACCGCTTCGACAACGACGCCATATCCCGAGGCGGCACACCCTCGTCAATCATCGCCGCGATCTTGTCACGCAACGCCGTCAACGCCTCCAAGCGTCCAGAACGAGCCGACGCCGCAACCGACTGCGACACCGGAGCCGCAGCAGCAGCCTTCATCTTCGACACCGCCACAACAACCCCCTCAAAGCCATGTGCAGGCACAAAACCATGCACCCCGAAACAACAGTGGAAAAACTAAATAGCGCCCATGCGGGCTCGTGGAACGCCTCGGAGAGATATTGGCCCTCTGCCTCCGGGGTTGCCTGGCGGGGGTGGGGAGGGGTAGCCCCCCCCTCGTGTCCGGCCCGGCTGTCACCATTGGGTGGCGTTTGGGTTCCAGGTGCCGACGTTGGTGTTGAGCACTTGCTTGCGTTGTGTTCGGCTGATCTGTGAGCCGATTGGGATGCCTGCTGCGATGAGTGCGTGTGCTTCGGTCAACGTCATTGTTGACTTCCATCGGTTGCAGAGGTTGTGCATGGCGTTGGTGTTTGCTCGGTCGAGTGGATTGCCGCCTCGTGCGCGTGGCAGGTCTTCGTCGATGACTGTGGCGTCGTCGGCTGGGTAGTTTGCTTCGGGGTTGAGTGTTCCGCCGCAGAGTGCGCAGTGGGTACTTGTTGCGAGGAGTGTTGCTCTGAGTTTGCGGCGGCGTGCGCCGTTGGCGTTGGCTGGGCCTGTGTGCATGTTGGCCCTCCACTGTGTGGGGTGTGGCCGAGGCTGGGGTTGGTGGGTGCCTGGCTGCTCGGTGGCTGTGCCTGCCCGTGTCGGGCTGTTGGGGTCGTGGCGGATGGTGCAAGCCCCCGGCTGCTCGAGATGCCCCCCTGTGTTGCGCTGCCCCCCCTGTGTTGCACTGCCCCCCCCTGGTGTTGCGTGGGGGGGGCAAACGGGAGACACCCCGGCGTGTTGCTGTATGCCGGGGTGTCTTGCGAGGGGTGGGGTTAGCGGAACTCCATGGTGTCGATGACCATCGCATCCGCGCTACCCGACACGACGCAGAGCAGCTCGCCCGAGAGTTCGCCGCCGGCGGCCGACTTGATGTCAGCCTTCCAGAGGAATCGCACGTCGTGCTCGTTGACTTCCTCGATCTTCACGCCGAGGACGTAGTGCACGTCAATCTTGTCTGGGTAGGCGTACGTGTCGGCCATGTCGAGGCAGTAGGGGCGCGCGTCGTCGAGGGTGAGTCCTTCGACGGTTTCGGTACGTTCCTCGGGCTCGGCCTTCGGTGTTGCCTTCGGTGTCGGTGTTGGCTTTTGTGTCGGGGTCGGGGTAGGAGTCGCCGTCGGAGTGGGTGTGGCTGTAGCCGTTGGCGTCGGCTCTACGACATCATCGACGGTCGGAGTCGGCTCGGGTTCCGCCTCAGGGGTGTCTGGGAGCGTGCTGCCCCAGAGTGCCATGAGGAGCAGGAACACGAGGAGGTAGACCGGCCAGATCCACCATCGGAGATACCAGGGCCTCTTGCGGCGCACATCTTCGGGCATGCTCATGATCCTGAATATACCCGCGAACGCGTTAGCGGTCTGCGTCGCTTCGGAACAGTGTCGTGGCTCGTGGCTTCCTGATGGCGGTGATCGTTGCCCACACGATAATCGTGCAGACAGTTGCGGTGGTTACGAGGGCGAGGATCGCGAGCGACCAGAGGAGCAGGTCAAGCGGGGTCATGTCAAGCCTTCCTGGGTCGATGGTGTTGGCCTGTGCCTCGGTCGGCTCGCGCTGCTCTGGCGGTCATGCTTGCACGACCTCGCCATGCGGGGCCGACGCAATGCACGGGATCCCGTCACGCCACCGGTCGTCCCGGTCGACATCCACGTCGAGGTAGAGGGTGTCGGCCGTCATGCCCCGGCACCCGGTGCTGCCGGTGGAGCGGAAGTCGATGCGTCCGCCGGTCTGGTAGTCGATGCGCTGAGCGCCGTTGACGCGACAGACCCTCGACGGGGCGTGGTCGAGACGGTCAAAGTCGTCGAGCGCTTCCCGTGCGGCGCGCTGCGTGGCTGTCAGTACGAGGATGCGTTTGCCCTTGGCGGCTTCATGGGCGAGGCCGAGGGCCGTGAACCGGTTCATCGTTCTACCTGTGCTCGAGGGCGGTCTGTGGTGTTGGCGTAGCTCCGAGGGATCGAACCTCGCGTCCCGGGTTTGGAGGCCGGTTACCGCCCAGCGGCGAGCCACGTGTGCCGGGATATGCGCGCCTCCCGGCCAGGGCTACCTATTGCAACGATGTGGTTGCCCCGGGCGCGTTGGCACGGGTGTTGTCTGACCCCGTAGGGTCTCCGCCACATCGAGGGTGGCAGGTCTATAGAATGTTGAGGCTGGCGAGGTCGAGACCGTCCTGCAGTTCGAACGTGAGCAGGCCGGGGTCGCTGTCGCCTCCACCCGTGTTGCGATACCAGGCTGAGCCGTTGTCCAGGGTTGGGGCTTGTATCCACCATCTTGGGCGGCCCTGCATGTCCCTGCCGTCGGTCTCGATGCGTGCCGCGTGGTAGTGGCCGGTGAGGAGGACGGTGGCTTTCGCGAGTGCGGTGCCGGCGTGCTGCATCCCGGCCCACCATTTGAATGCTGCGCCTGGCGGGTATTGGTGTCCGTGGGTGACTGCGAGCGTGGTGCCGTCGACGTCGAGGGTGACGAACTCGTCGAACTCTGTCGCGGGGTAGATCCATGTCGCGCTCGGTGTGAACCGTTGCACGGTCTTGTGGATCGAGATGGCGTAGTCGTCCGTGGGCCGGCCGAGTGACTGTTTGCCTTTGCGCCACTTCGTGTGATTCGACGGGATCGACACCACAGTGGTGGGTGCATGCTCCGCGCATACGGTCACGAATCTGTGGAGGATGGTCGCCGCGAGCTCGATCTGTTCCGGATGGCTCAGGTCGTTCGTGCGGTGCGGGTCACCGCCGGACTCGAAGCCTTCGATGAGGTCTCCGACGTCGGCGAGGACGATGCTCGAGGGCGCTTTCGTGAACAGGAGTTGGTCGAGCTTCTCGAGTTTCTCGGTGACGCGGTCGATCAACTCGGGTGTTCCGCCTCGTAGGTCGGTCTTCCCGATCTGCACATCCGCCAACGCAACCACCATGACGCGGCCTGACAGGTGTTTCTTGCGGATCTGGCGGGGTTTCTTGCGTGCTTGCTCCCACAGTGCGGGGATGTCGAGCGCGTCACGTTTGCGGCGAATCTGACCACGGTAGGAGTACAGGTTGACGACGTCGCGATCACCGGACTCGGTACGCCGTGACTGCTGCCACGTCGAACACCGGACAGTGTCCTCCACAACCTCGAAACTCTGAGGGTCGAGGCCGAACCGTTGAATGAAGTCGTCCCAGTCCGTGATCGGCGACGTCGAGGTCACGCCATCGAAGCTGCCGCCTTCTGTACCGAACTCTGCCCGTGCAGGCTCCTGCAGGTCATCCGTGAGACTCAACGTACGCCCGCCTCCACTTACCGAAGGTGCTGTCGCTCAGCCTGAGGCCGTGCTTGTGTGCGACCTTCACGAGCCGGAGCGTCGGCCACGCCGGGTTCATTAGTGCGTCATGCATCGCTGCACGGTCTTCATCGTTCAGGGATTCAAGCCAAATATCTGCTCTGGGCCGATACCCGGTGCGTACGACGGGAATGTCCTGCAGATCATCAAAGAGTGACAATGTGTTCCCCCTTGGAAACGACGAAACCCCCGACACAATGGCCGGGGGCTTCAGTCTCAGCGTTTACGCACTGCTGACCTATGGTCATCCTACACTATGCGAGCGTTGAGGGGTTGCGATTCCTGCGAGTTCTCGTGCGAGACGTAATTCCATTTCGTGTCGGCATGAACTGAGTTCGAGTTCCCTCGCCCGTCCTTCCCCTCTGACGTTGATTTGGTTGGTGGTGGTGAGCCAGCCTCGGACTGTGGATGGGGCGACACCGAGCTGTTTCGCGACTTGCGGTACGGGGAGCCATACTTCGGCGCGCATGACTTCACCGCAGGCTGCGCAGAGGGCGCTGGTGTGCTCGAGGTCGGCCCACACGTCGAGCGCGGAGCAGTTCACGCACCGTCTCGGGCGCTGCCTGATCTTGCGCACCTCGAGCCTGCGCACCATCGGCACGATCCAGTCGTCTAGGGATTCGCACCACCATTCGTGCAGCGGGTGCCCGTCGACTTCCTCCCAGGCCTGCAATAGCCATGCCGTGATGACGTGCGCGTCTGCTGCAGCTCTCATCGGGTCGTCCGACACGACGGCGGCGGTCTGCCTGCCGGTGATGTGCTCGACCTGCTCGGGGATGATGGGGAGGTCGATGCCGTCACTGAAGGCGTGCTGCCAGAACCTCACGCTCCCCGCGAGTTCGGACATGAGTTTGTCGAGGTCGTCGATAGCGGACGTGCGGGCCGCGTCACCTTTCTCCGTACCTCTCGGCATTCCGTCCGGCGGCACGGTCGACGGGATGATCGCGCCGGCCAACTGCGCCGCGAGCTCTGGCACCTCCCGGATGGTCTGCCGGTAGTCGGTCATGTGTCGCTCCCGTCGAGGATCGCGATAACGTTCCCGGACAGCACCCACGCGTCAGGCGGCCAGTAGGTTTCGCGTTCGGCTTCCTGCGTTGTCAGGTAGTCGCGGATCAGGTTAAGTTTGCCCTCGGCCTGCAATGCTCGCGCTCGCTGTGCCGTACGAGCGCGATGCTCCGTCAGCTCGTCCAACGCTTTCAACAGATCACGAACCTCGGGCACGCCACCACGGCCCTCGATCCGCTTCTGCTGCAACGCCCGCAGTTCCGCGAGCCGTTCGTCACTCAGTTTCTCGGTCATGCCTGCTCACCCTTCGGCGGTTTCCACAGATGGATTAACCGGCGCGCATTCTCGTACTGCCGCCGCATTGATTCGTCGTTCGCATACATCGAAGCCCACGACTTCAGGTGCCGGAGCACGTCTTGCTTGGAATGCATCGCGTCAGCTTCGTTGAACGCATTTTCGATTTCGTAGTCATGGCAGCTGCAACCCGCGTCATCACCAACGAAGTACATGCGCGTCACCGGGTCGTAATACGCACGCCACTCAACCCAGTCGTAGTCGTAGGTGTCGAACACGTCAGCGATTTCAATCAACCGCTCATAAAAGTCGTCCATGACTAGCCTCCCTGCTCGATACGCCGCCGTGCAGCGGTCTCGGCATCGCGCGCCCGATACTCGGCAAGCTCGTCCAGCAGTGCGAGCACGGTCGGCGGGTCGAACGCGGCGATATGGTCAGCGTTAAAAGCCGACCACTCATCCTCAATCTCGCCCGCCCAAGCCACCGTCATAGAGAGGTCAGCCACCCGCATCACACGTTCCTCGCAACGGCTATCGTCCGTAACGCCGACCCACTTGCCAGGCATCGCAGCACCAGCAATGTCGCGCAACTCCGCGAGGCGTTCGTCACTCAGTTTCTCGGTCATCTGTCTCGTCCTTCCCGAGCGCGTACGACATGGCCTCAGCCCAGGTGTCGAACTGTTCGCAGTCGGTCGACTCCGATCGCCAGGCGACCCATTCACGGGAGGCCATCAACTGGCATACCCACGCCCGTACGTAGTGCCCGAACTCCTGCTCGCCGGTTCCGCCTGCTCTCGCCCGCGTCACGACACACCCCCAGGACACGGCGTACCCTCCAACTGGTTAGCACGCTCGACACTCGCAACCACACGACCGCAGTAATTACAGAACCAGCCGCAATCGCCAACCCAATCCATCACGCCAGACATGAACCGATGCACCGCAAGAGCATAGTTACTCATGGTTTGTCCTCTCCGATCAGATTCAGGTAGCAGTCTGTGTCGTCCCAGTCGTCTTCGACCCGCCACTTGCCGTCGCGAGTCGTGTCGATGCCGTCAGGTAGCTCGACCTCAGTGATCGCGAGCGGGCAACCGCGGAAATCGACCGTCCAGCCGTGCCCCCACCGCCACTCATGCGAGACACCGTGGAACTCGAACTCGTCGTAGTCCTCCCAGGGCACGCCCTCCTCGCAGTCGTACGGGCCGTCATCTGCGCTCACGCCGTCAACCTCGTGCGGTTCCCGGCATTCCTGCCAGCCACCA